TGGAAGTTGCAGAAAATCCCAACACACCACCAGAAATCCTAACACTTCTTGCCCAAGATGAGGATTGGGATGTTCGCCGTAGAGTTGCACAAAACCCCAACACTCCAGCAGAAATCCTAACAATTCTTGCTCGAGATAAGGATGGGATTGTTCGCTATGGTGTTGCCCACAACCCCAATGCAACAAGAGAAGTCATTCAAACTGTAAGAGCCTATGAGTTTTATAAAGAAATGGAGAATACAAAATGAGTAATAAGTCCGAACCGTGGACAACCGAAGAGCTAAACTCTTTACCGAGCAATTATCATTGTGAAATTCTATTGAGCGATGTGAATAGAGATGACATAAATCTTAATGAATTGCCTACGGACGCTCATATTGTTGAGTATAGTGATAACGATGGAAATCGCATTGACATCTGCCGTTCTTCAAAAATGGTAACTGTCTTTGATCTTTATTATGATAGGTTTGGAAATCATATTTATAAAATTGAGCATTCTAATGGAAAAATTAACCCTAGAAATTGGAAACGATGAGTGGTTTTGCTAAGGCGATTATTAATGAGAAGGAATTAGATAAACTTCTTAAGAGATACAAGAAAGTTAAACGTTATATGCGGAGCAGGTTATACGAAATGAAAAATCTTGACGGAACTGAACAGATTGTTTCTAAACTATTGGAGGATACTCCTGATGAGTAGCATGGGTCATCACTGTCTGTTAAACGTTTACGGTTGTGATTTTAATCTACTTAATGATGAGCAATTTCTTATTCATGTCTTAAGAGTAGCAGCCGAAAAGTGTGGAGCAACAGTTTTGAATTGCATGTCCCATAAATTTGAACCACAAGGAGTTACTGCCATTTTATTGCTATCTGAATCTCATATTTCCGTGCATACCTTTCCGGAGAAAGCAAAAGCTGCATTTGATATTTTCACTTGCGGAAAGGCAGATTCTAATCTTGGTGTTCAATACATTTTACAGAATATCAATTGTCAGCACCATACAATAAAAGATATTGCCCGATAAACACTGCCTCCAGAGGGGGCTTGACAAACAGGAGAACCTATGCTAGGATACTATAGCTCAAACGAGCCAGCCAAAGAAAAGCTTAACAATAAGACCCTTAAACTTCTAATTCAGAATTTAAAGAATATTGTTGAACTACTTGAAGACGAGATTATCGTTGAGGATGAACAAAATAATGTTATCAGACTTGAAGATATGATGCAGAATATACAAAAAGAATTTGATGACCCTGAATATTTGGAGGTAGATTAATGGCTTACAATTTGACACCTTTTGAAAAGGACCTTGCAGCATTTGCAGATAGAATTGGTATTATTGTGGGTCTTGAAATTGGAAATAAAATGACCGAAGATGAGGCTTATAAAGAGATTAAACTTCTTGTGAAAGACCTTAAAAATTCCCGTAAGAAAAATAGAGAAGAAGAGAATGAGCAGCAAAGTTGAATTAGTTTCACATACACAAGATGCGGAAAAGTTAATTGCATATTGTGCAAGAGTATCTAATCCTAAAAATCAGGACAACGAAGAATTTAGCGGTCTTCTTAAGTATTGTATCAGAGAGAAGCACTGGAGTATTTTCCAGATGGCCGATATGACGGTAGAGATTAACTGTCAACTTCCTATTGCAACACAAATTCTTCGGCACAGGAGCTTTGAATTTCAACAATTTTCTCAAAGATATGCTGATGCTACAGAATTGGATCTGGATATTCCTGTTCCAGATTTAAGAAAGCAAGACACTAAGAATAGACAAAACTCAACTGACGATTTGGGTGATTATTTAAAACTCACACTACAAGAAGAAATTAGACAGCATTTTGGGGTCTCACGGAATCTCTATAAGAAACTTTTAAGCCTTGGGGTGGCAAAGGAAAGCGCCCGAATGGTACTTCCAGGTGCAACAATGACTAGACTTTATATGAAAGGAAGCCTCAGATCGTGGATCACATATATCGCTCTCAGAGAAAAGAATGGAACCCAACTAGAACATCAAGAAGTGGCAAAGGCATGTAAGGCTATTTTTGCTGAGTGTTTTCCAGTTGTCTCTGAAGCTTTGGGTGGAGCTAATACCGAATGGGTCATCTGATTACCAATAAATACTTTAGAACTACGAACGAAAATGGCAATTTATCCGATTATTAATAAAGAAACTGGTGAAACTAAAGTAATTGAAATGAGCGTTCACGATATTATTCCCTGGTTTCAAAATAACAAACCTTGGGTCCGGAATTGGGCTGAAGGTGCCGCCGGATTTATCGAAACCGGAGAGTGGAAAGATAAGCTCATTAAAAAGAACCCCGGATGGAATGAAGTCCTACAAAAGGTAAATAAATCAGCCGGCACAAAGAGCCAAATTGGTAAAATCTAACAAACAAACATACACAAACCTATGACTCGTAAAAGAAGGGCTACATCCGAACGAACTTCTTTAGGCTACAATAAAAATCAAAGACGAAATGGTAGAACAATTAATTTAGAGCTGTTGCATAAAATGCACCCTCTTACTGATAATCAGGCCAAGCTTTTTGATTCTTATGAACGAGGACAAAATATTTTAGCTTACGGATCGCCGGGAACGGGTAAAACTCACGTTCTTCTTTACAATGCGCTCAGGGAAGTTCTTAACGAAAGAACTCCTTATGATAAGATTCTTATTGTTAGGTCTACAGTACAATCTCTTGAAATTGGATTCGTTCCTGGTAATGTGGCAGAGAAGATTGCACCATTTGAGGCTCCTTATAAGCAAATGGTTCAATCCATGTTTGATCTTTCAACGGATGAAGAATTTGAAATGATCTATGGACTTCTTAAGAGTGAAAAGATAATTGACTTCATGTGTGTCTCTTTTCTTAGAGGAACCACTTTTGATAATTGTCTAATAATTGTGGACGAATGCCAGAATCTTAACTATCACCACCTTTCTACCATTATCACTCGAGTTGGACAAGATAGTAAGATTTTCTTTGCCGGAGATTATAGACAATCGGATCTGGTGAAGCAGAGTGAGCGTATGGGGTTTAATCATTTTGTTGATGTCTTAAATGAAATGCAATCAGTTGACCTTATTAAATTTGGTATTGAAGATGTGATTCGCTCAAATTTGGTTAAAGAATTCCTTGTTGCGGAACATAAAATTGATACTCAGTAAAAATGAATCTAAAAGAAAAATTAAACGTAATCCAACGGCCCATCTTTGAACACGCCGAACTAGACATTCCGAAAATAAAGCGAACAACTATTGATGGCATCAGGTATTATAAAATTCCTGGTGCCGAAAAAGAACTAACATTTATTTCTGTTACCTCAGTTACATCAAATTATAACAAAGAAAAACTTGCAGAATGGCGAAAGAGAGTTGGTGAAGACGAGGCAAACAGGGTCACAAAATTTGCCACAACTTTAGGAACTCAATATCATGCACTCTCTGAGGCATTTTTCAAGAACGAAGAAATTCCAGAGAAGTCAGCTCTTGCTAAAATACTTTTTAGAAATGCAATTCCAACCTTTAAGAAGATAGGAAAGATCTATACGATTGAGAATCCGTTGTATTCACTGTTATGGGAATTAGCCGGAACTCCAGATATGATCGCCGATTATGAGGGAGTTCTAAGTGTCATAGACCATAAGACATCAAAAGAACCAAAGCCCGTAGAATGGATTGAAGGTTATTTTGTTCAATGTTTTACCTATGCTCTCATGTATGCAGAGTTATTTGGCATCATGCCAAAACAGCTAGTGATCATTATGTCTTGTCAAAATGGCGAGGTGAAAGTCTATATTGAAAAAGACCTGCGGAAGTATGTCAAGATTTTAAGAAAATACATCAACAAATTTATATCAGACAAAAATGAAAGCAACCGATGAATTGAAGCAAGAATTTGAGAAGAAGTTCAATAGTCCAGATAAATTTGCAGCAGAGATTGAGAAAATGGTTTCAGAAAGAGATGATCTAAATTACATCTCTGCAATTACTGAATACTGTGACGCCAATAATATTGACATCGAATTAGCTCCAAAGCTAATAACCAAAACTCTTAAGGAAAAAATTCAAGGCGATGCGACTAGACTCAATTTTCTAAAGGGAGGTTCTAAGGCTAGACTGCCCTTATGAATCCGTTTGAAGTTTATGTCACCTTTCTTGCACTGAAAAGACATTTTTCAACTCCTTCATATGATTACTTTAAATATCACGGTAAAATAAAATGCTCTCAAGAGACATTTAAGAAATCTAAAGATCGTTTATTTTTTGAAAGATTGGGCAGAAAGAAGAAACCAAAAGAGATAATAGATTTCTTTGTTTTCAATTTCGTTGCATCTGACAATCCCGCCTCATTGTGGATCGGTGATATTATTAAAAACGGTGAAGGAATATACACAGAAGGTCTTAGAATTAGAGAGTCATTATCATACATTTTTGAGCAAGACCTAAGAACTCTTACTGATAATCAACATCTGTTTGAAGTAGTAAAAATAGATGGCTCAAAACATCCTAAGATCTTGAGGTCTTATCTTAATAAGACAATTAAATTTGAGACTCTTCTTATTATGTTAACGGTCTTGAAACTAAAAGAAAAATATAATGAGTTTCTACAAGATCCAATATGGAATATTATCAGCAGCAAGCTAGAGAAATATTCACCGTTTCTTGAGATTGATCATAATAGATACAGCGAAATAATACGCAAATATATTTGATGTTAAACAAAACAATAAAGCGAGCTATACAAAAACGAATAAAAAAACACCATAAACTTTACGATCTACCTGTAATCGCCGAATATTGGGAAGAGGTATTTGCCAAATCCGTTGAAGACGGTGAAGGATATAGCGATTGGAAACCAGATAAGTCTCATTATATCGGAAAAGATCAGGTATGCACCATTGATGGTGAGACATATAGAATATCAAATAAGAGCGGCAAATACAATAGAAAAAATGAGACTCTCGTTATAAGTGGATCTAGAAGCGGAGAGTATGAAACCCTCGAGGATAAGATAAAATTCTTCTCAGATAAGAAAGAAGATGTTTATGTGTGCTGTGCAACCGAGACAAAAAAGCCTTCAAGTAAGAACTATTACATCTTCTTCTTTGAGAGTAAATTGTTAAACTATTCAGAGGCAATCTGGTTACCGAAATATGGTAAAAATCAAAATCAGACTGGATGGTACTGTGACACTGACAATTACAGAGCAGAGATAAGACACTCCTTAAGCGGTCAAATCTGGACCACAATAAAGCTGCTCAATGCCAATATCACACCGGAGGTTATTTCAATTGATTGATTTATATCAAGGAGATTGCCTAGAGATTATGCCGAGTATTCCCGACAATTCGGTTGATATGATTCTTGCTGATCTACCATATGAAATAACAGCCGCAAAGTTTGATATTCTTATTCCATTTGAGCCTTTATGGATACAATATAATAGAATTGCAAGAGAAAATGCAGCAATGGTTTTCACTGCATCTCAACCCTTTACTACGGCTCTTATATCATCCAATCTTAAAAATTTTAGATATGAATGGATATGGGAAAAACCCCAAGGAACAAATCCAATGGTAGCCAAATATCAACCCCTTAAGTCTCACGAGAATATAGTGGTCTTCTATAGAAAGAGCCCAACATACAATCCCCAAATGACTATTTCTACTCCTTATGGCGGATTTAAGTCAACCAAGAAAAAACTGGGCGAAGTCTATGGCGATCTGAAATCCGAGCATCGCGATAATCCAGAAGGTTCTAGGTATCCAAAAACTGTTATAAAATTCAAACAGGAAAAAGGTCTACACCCAACACAAAAACCTTTAGCTCTTATGGAATACCTTATTAAGACCTATACCAACGAGGGTGATGTGGTTCTAGATAATGTATTTGGAAGCGGAACATCTGGTGCCGCTGCAAAGAAGACGGGGAGAAGTTATATCGGTATGGAACTTGATGAGAACTATTTTAAAATTGGTTCCGAGAGAATAAACAAAACTTCCGCTCCAAATGCCCTAGACACACTATTCTAAATATTCCTGGTTGGCAAACCTTTGATTTCAAAAAGCTTCCAAATCAAAACAAATAAAACATCTAACGCAATTCAACGTATTATGGATTTCAAACAACTTAAAAAGCAGAGCAAATCAGGAATCGGTGCTCTTACCGAAAAGCTCCTGAAAGATGCCGAAAAATTAAATAGTAGCTCTTATACCGAAGATAAAAATATCTTTAAATTAGAAACAGATAAGAGTGGAAATGGACGAGCGATTCTACGCTTTCTTCCTGCCCCATCTGGAGAAGATGCAGCCTTTGTTCGCCTTTATAATCATGGTTTTCAGGTAAATGGCAAGTGGCTCATTGAGAATTGTCCAACAACTCTAGGAGATGTCTGTCCCGTTTGATAATAAGCGGCCTTGCAAAGTGATTTGCATTGAAAAACTCCGTTAATTGCTGGAAAGCCTAAGTGAAGTATTTTCCATAAATAGTTTGCACAATCAATACTAAATTATGGAAAAGGGTATTTTAAAAACTGAAAAAGGTTTCTATTGTTACATTAATCAAAAATTCTATCCAACAGTAAGAGGTTTATTAAACTACTTACGAACACATTCTATGACTTCTGAAGAGTATTACCTAAAGTATTTGGGTGAAACCCGAAAATGTGAAGAATGTGAAAATTCTACAACCTATAATAATATAATAGTTGGCTATAAGCCATATTGTTGTAGCAATTGCGGGCTTAGAAGTGAAAAGCACCGAAAAGCGGTTCGTGAAAGATTTGTGGGCCATCCACAAAAATTACAAGACTCTATAAGGAAAAGAAAAGTCAGCCAATCGCACAAGACTGAAGAGGAAATTTTAAAAACCCACGAAAAAAGAAGACAAACTATCCACAAAAAGTATGGAGAAGATTATTTTTCCCAAAAAACAAAACTTCAATGGGAAAGACGAACAAAAGAAGAAGTTCATTCCTTAGTTGAAAAAGCAAATGCAACTAAAAGAAAGAATGGCACTCTTGGAATCCCACCATACAAATACAACCGTAGAAAGGTTGTAGTTCAGGGTAAATTGTTTAACATTCAAGGGTACGAGGATATAGCGATAAACTTGCTTTCTGAAATTGTTGATGTGAATAAAATAAAAACAGGAAAAGAAGTTCCAAGAATTCCTCTTCCTTCTGGGAAAACCTATTATCCAGACATTATCGTTGATGATTTATTGAACGAAGTTAAAAGCGAGTACACCTATAGAATTAAATTATCTGAATCTCTAGTGAAACAGTCTGCATCTAGAAAATCTGGGTATAGACACATAATTTTGGTTATTCATTCTAAACAGTTGACTAAAGATAGAAACCTTAAAGATAAACAAAAATACTTGAAAATACTCCATAAGGTAATCAGCAGCCAAGCCTCTTTAGAGGAAGGTTCAACGACTATCCCTTGACAGGGAGTAGGGATAAGCATCCCGAAAAGCGGAGATACCTATAAAAGGTATGTGATATAGTCTGTTCTTGTATGAAAGTATAAGCAGGGTTTACCCGGCACGAAAATAGCGATTTCGTGTGAACATAAAAGTTGTTCAGCAAACAGCTCACTCTGGAACAGTGGAATTGAATCTGATAAGGCAATTGCCCGCGATAGAAAGCGTAAACTATCTTATTATGCCAACGTATATGTTGTCAGTAATCCAGCAGATCCTTCACTTGAGGGTACTGTAAAGATCTTCCGATTCGGCCAGAAAATCTTTGATAAGATTCTATCAGCGGTAAAGCCAGAATTTGATAGTGATCCGGTCATTGAACCTTTTGATTTCTGGGAGGGTGCAAATTTCCGTCTTATTGTTAAGACTGTTGAAACCACTATTAACGGTAAGCAACGCAAGATGCCCAATTATGATGATAGCAAATTTGAATCTAAGAGCGAATTTCTTGGGGGCGATGACGATAAGCTAGAAGCCGTATATAGTCAATTGCATTCTCTTCAGGAGATTGTTGCCCCAAGTAAGTTTAAGACCAATGAAGAACTTCAAAAGAGGTTCTATATGGTTACTAATTCGCGTCCTGCCCCTAGTGCTGAAGAGCAGGAAACGGAATTGGAAGAACTTCTGAATCCCCAGCAAGATATTCTCGCTGAACTTGAGGAGTCGTATTCCAAGGCTAAGGCAACAGTATCCGATGACGATGATGAAGACCTTCAGCGTTTTATGGCACTAGCTGACGGTTGAACTGGCGGGGGCACTTTAATATGTGTCCCCCCTTTTTTATGGCCGGTGGAATTGATGATAGGATAATTCCAACAAAAAGAATCGCTACGAGTTCTATTGACATGCAAGCCAAATCTGAACTTGCCCTCAACCCCAACACACCCCCAGAAATCCTAACAATTCTTGCCCGAGATGAGGATTGGAGTGTTCGCTATAGTGTTGCACAAAACCCCAAC